CGTTCCGAAGCTATTGCTCGGACATCGTATGGAGCGGGGAACACAAACGGAAAACATTTGCGAAGCTGAATCATTTCTTTTCACGTTTCATCGCTTCTTCATAATCACGCAAAATTAAAGTTCGGGCTTCTGCCGAATCTGCTGTACCCGCCCACATAGGCAGGTTGTTCCAAATCACTACATAGTCTTCTGGCTTGCAATACTGTGCATTGTTCTTTAACCACGCAACCATTTGTTGATGACGCTCGGACGGGTTGTGAATTGTGTAGCCAATTCCATAGAACTCGCGGACGTGACAGCCATTCTTGGCTACGGCCCCAACTAGCCCCAACAGCAGTAACAGCAAGAACCAACGCATTTATCACACTAAAGTCCATGCAATTATGTACGTGCCAAAGATAACAAAGGCCACAAGACAGGCTGCGGCAATGAATGCTTCAGCCCAGTCCCACATGATTAGAACGTGATCGAGCCTGAACTCGTCCACTGATAAATTCTGAACCCGCCGCTGGTCGTTATTGTTGGTGATCCAGTTGTAGATGTAGCAAGTTTGAATGTGTCTGGATAGCGAATGATGACGATGCCACTACCGCCAGCCGCACCCACAGGCCCAGCAGGAGCAGATGAGTTATGAAGCCATGAACCACCACCACCACCACCAGTGTTTGCAGTGCCCGCTACTGGGTTTGTACCTGAAACACCACTAATAGAATACCCGCCGTTTCCGCCGCCTCCAGCACCACCATAACCTATGCCAATATTATTAGAAGCCTGCCCGCCGCCTCCGCCACCGCCAGCATAGGCAGTAACTGCTCCTGAGATAGCAGAAGTAATTCCAGAGCCGCCGTTTCCGTTAATGGTATTTCCCGATATCCCTATTGGTTTAAAACCTACAGTACCCGCACCACCACCGCCTCCAGCATTGTAAGCGGAGCCGGGATTTATTAAACCAACACCGCCACCATTTCCTTGCCCTGAAATGCCCGCACCGCCAGATTTTTGTATATTTGTTCCATCGCTTGCACCACCACCCCCACCAGAACCTCCAGAAGCCGCACTTGAAACGTCATACCCGGCACCACCGCCTCCACCAGTTGCAGTAATAACCCCAAATACAGAATCACCACCATTTCCAACAACAGATGGTCGAGCCGCAGTTCCACCAGTTCCACCAGCGCCAATTGTGACTGTAATTGCCGAGCCTAGAACAACACCAGTAAAACCAGCGAGAAGTCCACCGCCACCGCCACCGCCTCCAGCGTCCCCCGCACCGCCACCACCGCCAGCAACAACTAAATACTCGACATTCTGCGGAAACAATCCCGTCCAGTTGTTGTTTTTAATGGCTTGGGATGCTTGAGAAAGCGTCCACATTCCTGAATATTGGGGCATCTTATGCTCCTTCGGTTACTTCATCCCATGTTCCTGCTTCAAGGTTCCATGTGTAAGTTTTACCATCAGTTGGGTAATCGGGCTGTGCAACCCATGATGTAGTGGATTCACGCCATTGGTAGCGTTTGCCGTCAGTTGGCATAGCTGTAGGTGCGCCCCATTGACAAGTATCCTCATTCAACAACCAAGAAGCAAAAGGCTTGGGTGGGATAAACGCGTCACGGCCTGCATCGTATGCGTAACCAATACCAGCAAAATTTTTACGCAGTGGCGTACCGCCTTGGGAGTGAACTCCACCTTGGGTGTTGTATGACGTCTGAACCCAAAGTGCTGGATCACCCCAGTGACCAAGGTTTAAAACGTCCTGCTCGATGACTATGACTTGCGTCACTACACCGTTTTCTACTTTTGCAAAATGTGCCATGTTAAAGCTCCTTAGAAAATAACTGAACCAGAAGAAGTCCAAGTGTAAATTTGATAACCGTCAGCATAGTTTACTTGGGGCGAACCTGTTACTAAAGCTGGGGCAGAATTGATTTGTGGGTAACGGATGATGACAATTCCAGAGCCTCCAGTTTGACCCGTCTGGTTAGCACCAGCACCAGACCCAGCACCACCGCCCGTATTTGCCTGCCCCGGTGTTGCAGAAGCAACGGAAAGCGAGGAGCCACTGCCGCCACCAGCACAACCAAGACCGCCAAGTTCAATTGTGCCACTTGACCCGTAAGCACCACCACCACCACCGCCAGCCAAAAGCAATCTTGAACCAGTAATTGTAACGACCGTCCCCGCGCCGCCATTACCGCCTATACCATGAGAACCGCTAGTACCATAACCAGTAGTGCCGGTAGTGCCTACACTGCCCGAACCACCACCACCGCCAAAATAACTATATGACGATGGTTGTGTTGAAGCGCCCCCAGCAAATCCCTGTCCTAAAGTGCCTGCTCCGCCAGAACGCACACCATACCCGCCACCGCCACCTGACCCTCCAGCCGCGCCCGCCGCATTTTCGCTACCATTACCGCCCCCAATAGCAGTAATGCTTGAGAATACAGAATTAGAACCATTTGAAGCTGTGCCGCTTGCTGCTCCAGCGCCCCCTGCTCCAACAGTCACAGTCAAAGCAGTGCCCGACGCAACAGAAAATGCAGCAGCTTGAAGTAAGCCACCAGCGCCGCCGCCCCCTGCGTTAACTGACGTACCCCCACCACCAGCAACTACCAAATATTCAACAGTATCAGGAGCGCCAGCATAAGGATTGAATGCACGTTGGGTTACAGCAGTGTGAGTACCAGAGCCAGAACTGTTTGTGAACGTAACAGCAGAGCCGCCAAGCGTTGTGGAGAATTGGCAAGTGTTTGTACTTGTGCTTATAACGTAGTACGTTGTGCCTGTAGACAAGCCAGTTGGCAAAGTGCCAGTGGTTGTAAATTGCACAGCTTGACCAACAGCAGGTGTAGCCTGCGTAGAAGAAAACGTAAAAGTCGGTGAAGTTACAGCCGTGAACGTACCAATCGACACGTTGATGTTCTGCCCTGCAATAAAACCACCCAGTCTATTACTCATGTCTGTTCCTTAGAAGGTGATTGAACCACTGGATGTCCAAGTGTACACACGGTTTTTGTAGCCAATACCTGTAGCAAATGGCGACAGTTGATTCCACGCCACATCTCCATTACGTGTTATGGTAAAAGAGTTAGTTGAAGAATCAGCAAACAAAGCTCCTGATACCGTGTTAAGCATCAACTGAGTGTTTGTAATTGCCGTAAGAGGTGCGGTCGGAACAGTAAGGGTTGAGGCGGTTGCATCATATGGGCCAGACCCTTTTATTATTCGTATGTTTGAAAGATAACCAGTTAACCGATCATTTCCAGCATTTGTTGCGCCTATACCAACAGTTTGTGCAACATCGTTTAAAGAATTTGTGCTTAATGATGCACTAGTACCATCACGGCTTCCATTTATATATTGAGATACAGTTCCAGAAGTACGAACCAAAGCAACATGAACCCACGCATTTGCTGGAACATCAGCACTTGATGTTAATGTAATAAAAGAAGAGCCATAATAAACATTTGATATTAATTTATTTGAACTTAAAATGTAAAATGACCACGCTGACCCCGCTGCAGTTGCGTTATCAGACTGAACTACAATCATTTGAGTTGCGCCACTAACAGTTCTGTAAACCCAAGCTTCTAAAGTAAAGTTTCCTGAACCAAACGCCCATGCAGAATTATCAGGAACAGTTAAATAATCGCCTGTACCATCAAAAAATAAACTACCTGACCCACTTGTACTTACAGTTGGTGAACCTGTTGTAGCTGTTGCCGCCGCATATACGTCTGGGTATGAAACAATGACAATACCAGAGCCGCCATTACCACCCGTGCCTGTAGCTGAGTTACCGTTACCGCCACCTCCACCACCACCTCTATTTGCAGTGCCAGCCGTTCCATTTGTACTACCAACATAGCCCGCATTACCGCCGCCACCTACACCACCTTGACCTGTTGTGGTTGATGAACCTGAATAATAAGCACCACCACCGCCACCAGCGTAAGTTGTAACAGTGCCAGAAATTGCGTTTGCAATACCAGCACCCCCATTACCACCGGGGCCAGAAGCACCAACAGAACTTAAACCTAAAGTCCCAGCACCGCCGCCGCCACCAGCCGAATTATTAGTTGAGTAACCCCCAGCATTACCTTGATTTGCAACCCCTTGGCCCGGAGTTCTTATGCCATCGCCACTGCCGCCGCCGCCAGAGCCTCCAGAAAGACCATTCCCAGAAAATTGACCGCCACCACCACCACCTGACGCATTAAGAGCGCCAAATACAGAATTAGAACCTGTAGCGCCTGTAGTGGTTGATCCTGTGCCTCCTGCACCAACAGTCACTAAAAGTGTCTGTCCATTTGGAACAGGGTCAATACCCATCAGCAATCCGCCGCCACCGCCGCCACCCATTCCAGATGTACCAGAACCGCAACCGCCACCAGAACCGCCACCAGCAACAACTAAGTATTCAACTGCGGGAGTTTTTTGAGCAGGCCAGCCACCTTGCTGAACAGCTTGTATGACTTGTTTGAGATTAAATAAACCGTTTGCCATAGAACCTCAGAATGTGATAGTGCCAGAGGCAACAAACTTGTACACGCGCCATGCGCCTGCAACATACATTTCAGGAGAGCCTGTTGTAGATGCGGCGGCTACTTGGTATGAGGGGTATCGGATGATGACTATGCCTGAACCACCAGCCGCGCCAGTAATAGTGTAATTTGGTGCGGTAAGACTACCGCCGCCACTACCTCCACCACCGCCCCCAGTGTTAGCAACACCAGTAGTTGCACGTACAACTCTGCCCTCTATAGCATCACCACCGCCGTTTCCACCGCCCCCAGAACCTAAACCTCCAACAAGAGCGGGGCTACCTGTCTGAGATCCGCCACCGCCGCCGCCAGCATATTGGATTGGTGTACCAGAAATGGACGAAACAAACCCTGCGCCTCCTGATCCTCTACCGCCCCCTGCATTAACGCCAGCAGACCCTGCGCCACCACCACCGCCACCACCATCGTTATTTTGAGAGCCACCAGCATTACCTTGACCCGCAGTACCCGCACCACCAGCACCACCAGAACCTGATGAAGCGCCAGAACCAGAACCACCTGCAGCGCCGCCGCCGCCATTAGAACCAGAACCACCCGCACGAGCAGTAATATTTCCAAAAACAGAATTACTGGCACTCCCAGCAGGGGCCGCGCCAGCGCCAATTGTTATAGTAATTGAAGTACCTACCGTTACAGGGTATCCAGTAGCGGTAAGCAAGCCACCAGCACCGCCGCCGCCTTGACCATTTCCGTTAGTTGATGAAGCATTGCCCCCGCAACCCCCGCCAGCCACGACAAGGTACTCCACCGTTGTTACAGGTGAATTGATGCCGTCAAGCCCGACAGAAAGAATGCCGCCAACTCTATCAAGAGACATAGTAGCCTCCTATTAGGTGATTGCTTCAAATGTGGCTGTGTAGTGCAATGCGCTGCTTGTACCGGAAATCACGCCTACAGACTGGTTTTCAGTCACATAGAACGATGAAGTCTTATCGGTAACAATCACGGAAGCGTTTGGAGGGACACTCACTTGGTATGCAATATAGTACGGTGTACCACTTCCGTATGTTGCATTGTTTGCAATCGCCACAGTAGTTGTTGCCGCAGATGAAGTGACGTTAGCCACCACAATGCTAGTCACACGATTTACTGTACCCACCGCAGGTGTTAAGCCTGTTAGCGTAGAAGTGCCGTTGTTTGTCCACGCAACTGATACAGAAGTACTAGACGGGATAACGTACGCCGAATTACCGTAAATACTCGTGACGTTGACAATATTTGGATTTGCCATGTTTGCTCCTTAGAATCCGAAAATCATTGCCATCGCAATGGCTTTGCCTGTTGTGATACCACTTGCTGCCGGTGCTTGTGACACCCAAGTAGTTCCGTTTGAAGTAAGTACGTTACCGTTTGTGCCCGCCGCAGTCAGACCTGTGCCGCCCCGTACTGCGGGCAAAGACGTTGTAAAACCAGTAAAGTCGGCGTCCCAAGAAGCCGCCGTTGTTCCTGTAATTAAGATACAAGTAATCAAACACGTTGTATTCGGCGTAACGGTTGCAACCAAGTTACTGCCAGACGAGTTAACTGTCAGGTCGCCTGTTGAGTTGTTGTGGATTGAGAACGCAGCACCCAGAACCAAAGTTGAAGTTACTGGAAGTACGATTGTCTGCGTTGTTGCACCAGTAAAAAACTGAGTCGTGGTACTTGCGGCAGTTAGTGTTGTAGTGCCTGCGGCAGTAGCGGTGGTTGTGTACCCGCCCAACAACAAATCAGAAGTTACTTTTATGTAATCCGTGCCGTTGAAATAAACAAAGCTTGCCTCGCCTGCGGCCACAATAACACCTGTTTGGCCAGCGGCTTTAAATGTAACCGTGCTACCCGCAGCGGCGTTATCCACCAAATACAGTTTGCTGTAGCTGGGGGCAGTAATAATTTTTGTTGTTGTCAGCGTACCTGTAATACGAATCACCATGTACTGCGCAGTAGTTGAACCAATGTTTGAAGCAGAAGAACTGCCTGTTGTGTTGGCTAAAGTTATTGCGCCATCACCAACAAAACTTAACGTGCCTGCAATAGCAATATTTGTGTATTCGGTAATACCGTTATTAACGGTGTCACCCCACGTACCGGAGAGCGTACCTTGCGTTGGGGTTACTAGCCCTAGTTCGGTTGTTGTAGCTGCCATTTAAATGCTCCTATATCGTGCTGATCTCAGTCCACCCACCATTTTGAGCGTCTTCAATCAATGTCCAGCTTGTAGCCTGAACTGTACCAATATTCTGCCAGTTTGCGTCTTGGTTGTCATCTATATCTTCCCACAATTTTCGCCCACCAACCAAATCAATGATTGTGGCCAACTCTGTGATTGACGAAATAAACACCGCCGCCGCTGCCATTGTGTCTGCACTTACTGCCGACTCGCTGACTTCTGACCCAAAACTTGCCTGTGCCGCTACTTCATCAGCACCACTTGCCACCTCATCCACCACACCACTGATTAACGCAATAGCGCTAATTTCATCTGCGGCAGAAGCAACCTCATCCACACTGGCAAAAAACGCAAACGCTGCTGCAAACTCGTCTAGTACAGTGGCCGCTTCGCTAACAGTACAGCCAAAAGTTGGAGTCGATGCCATTACATCTGCTCCAGCAGCCGCCTCGCTGACTGACACCCCGTATGTCGGGATAGCGCTTATCGCATCGCTACCTGTGCTTGACTCACTTACCGCTGACCCGACGGTGGCACTTGCACTAACCGCATCGGTTCCCGTACCTGTTTCACTGACTGCTGCAAAAACACTAACCAATGCAGAAATTGCATCCAGAATCGTAGCCGTATCACTTAGCGTTGCCCCAAAAGCCGCCAGTGCACTTACCTCATCAACTCCAGCCGCCGTCTCTAATACCGCTACATTTACCAAGTTGCTGGCTACAACACTGTCGGCCCCTGCCCCAGCCTCAACAATAGATGCGCCGTACGTTGGCGTTGAACCGATTGCATCAGCCCCGGTGCCTGTCTCACTTACCGTTGCAAACACAGATACTAGCGAAGCAAGCGAATCCGCACCTGTTGCCGTTTCACTCAAAGCCGACGCAAAACTAGCAAGCGAGCTTACTGCGTCTGATCCTGCCCCTGTCTCTGCTATTGCCGATCTAAAGGTCGCTAATGCACTTATTGCATCTGACCCTGTTCCTGTCTCCGCTATAACCGAAACGTATGCCAACCCCGCAGTTATTGCATCCGATCCTGTACTTGTCTCAGCAATAACCGACCTGTACGTCGGTTTAGAACTTATTGCGTCTGCGCCCGTCGCTGTTTCACTGACAGCCGCTTGTCTAGTTAGGCTGCTGGCAACAGAATCTGTTGCGGTGAGCTGATCCACATAGATCGGCCCTCCCCACGGCCCTTGTCCCCAAGTTCCACCGCCCCAACCTTGGGCTCCGACTTGGCGGTCGTAGACTGAGTTTCCCCAGCCTGCCTGACCCCATTTGCCAGAACCCCAGCCGCCTTCAGCCATTTAGCCCCCACTTATGCGGAGAGGCTGAATGTATAGGTCACACTCAATACGTCGCCAGACACAACTGAACGATCACCGGGAGAACTAAAGTCTGCCGCTGAAAATAAAGTTCCAGTCGTGCCGCTCTTAGCGCTACCGCTGGTCAAAAACGCGCCGCCAACAGTTGATGTAGCGTTAATGGTAAACGAAGCTGGAGAAGCCGAATTTGTCACCACGGAAGGGTTAGCCGTTGTTGCTGTTGCAAACGTAGCCTGCACGCGAGTTGCATTGCTGTAAGGCACAACTTCAGTCCAGCCAGCGTGGGAAGACATGGTGTCGCCAGCAGCGGGTGTATTAGAAGCACCAGCGCCGTACAAGCCAATGTACCAAGTGGTAATCTGGGTTACTGAAGTCAGAGCCGTGCCAGCCATGTACTGTAAGCCGACGTTGACTACCAAGTTTTTTGACTCGGCAGTCCACTTCAAGTTGCCATCTTTGTCATGGCACTCAACGTAGTAAACGCCTGTGGCTTTAGCGTCTTCACCTGTTTTAGTGTTTGCCATAAGACCACTGCAAAACTGGTCTGTTGTTTTAAGTTTCTCAATAGTCATGTTGACTCCTTAATTAGAACTTCGAATTAACGAAGTGGTTGGGCCATTTACCGGCATGGTAATTGTAAATGTAGTGGTGGATGTCTTGTCAGAACCAAAGTCCAGCACAGCTATGGATTTGTTACCTTGGGTAACGTTGTAAATTAACGCACATCTTGCGGTGATTGCACCTGTCCACGAGATGTTTGGAAAACCCACATAGGCAGTGTATCCAGAAGACGACACCGTGATGGGTGTTAACTGTGCCCCGCCAGCAGAGTACGTGCCTGTATTGGCTATTTCGTTTGTAGCGGAATATACAGTTGTGTTTTCGTTTAAATTTGCAGAGGCTGTATACAAAGCAATCTTAATGACGTCTGTGGTCAGGTCATGTATGCCTTGATAAAGCTCTGCTTTAAACGATGTGGTCTGGGTTTGGACAATAGCCATCAGGTCACCGCCTGTCTATATTGACCAGAACGATAAGCGTCCTGACGCTCCATACCATCGCCCAAACGTTTAGCCAATGCGAGCGCTTCTTGATATTTGCCGTTGTAGAGCGCCATCATATCTTGCTCGCCCTTCATGTAGGTATAAGCCTCAACCAACGAGCCATACAGCAGCACGGAATCAAAGTTGTTACCTAACCAAGTCTGACCATCCGCCGCAACCGTAATTGACTCGGGGTAGAAGTAATAGTGCAATTCGACTGTGTAAGCCGCATCGGGCTTTGGCCCCATCATAAAAGACAGATAGTCAGAAATTGTGGAACCTGTTACGGTAGGGCCAAACAAAGCATAGTACTTTGGTAAACCTGTATCGCTGGGGCTGGGATACGCTTGACGAATAAAGTTAACGTCTTTGTTCAACAAATACTCGTAGTTACCAGCAGCATCAACAACCGCAAAAGAGTACACAGCTAGAAAGTCAGATGGCGCAGACAAGTAAGGCGTGCTACTTGAAACTACACCCGTCACATTCCTGCGGATGGATGGGAACTGAACCGAGTTATAAATACGCTGCTCAGCCTGCGTAACGAACACAGGGATATTAGCCACGAAATCTGCTTCCGTGTTCTCCGTGTACGCTTGAATAGCAGCGCTGAGTGCGGCGTAATTCATGCCATTGGGCCTCGTGCCATCAAGCCTTTAGTTGC